ACAAAGTTTGTTCCTGGATTGTCTGATGCAACCATGGGCGTGATGAAAGAAAACATTAAGCTTAGTATTCAAAACACAGGTAATACGGAAGCGGCTACGCTATCCAACAAGTTTTCTATGAAAGATTTTGGCACATCCATTTACTATCCTGAAGGTATGGTTGCTCAGAACAGACCTGAAAGCTTACCTATTTTTGGCGTTGCTAACTCACTTCAAAATCAATTTGGTATATCTACCCAGTTACTTATTAACTCTAACGCTGACGTTCAAGCATCACTTGGGCCTGATGATGCACGCTTTAAGATTGAATGGGTAAAGCCAGAGCAACAAAGCGTTAACGTAACTGATGAAACCACAGACGATGAAAGGGTATTCGGTAACATGAGCGGGATGCTCAAGACGTTACGGCAGCAATCAAGGGAGTCGACCGAACGAGACTTGCCAGGCATTGATGCTGCAACCGGTGAGAAGGATGCACCCGTAGCTCAAGGCAAGATACCGGTTAAGATTAATGGATTTAATACAGAGATATATTGGCAGCCTACCAACGAATCAGAGTTAGGAAGTCGTTTGTCTTATGCTTTGTTTTACACTGACCAAACAGGACAGCCGCAAGCCGTGCCTGATGCTAGGCAGCCTGATAATGTAGCACGGTTCTCACCTGTTGGCCTTGATAGGTACGCGCCAGATATCTTTGAAAGCAATCGTTCAGATGATATGAAGAAAATCGCTACGAAAGTTCAGCGTGAAAGTGCACTTAGTGAGCTTAAATTCCTTAAGGATTCCTTACCAAAAGAAAATATGCTTAGCAAATTATTTTCCAGGCAAGACGAGATGGGTGACATACTTAGGTTATCGCAGTCCAATCCTGAAAAAGCCAAAGAGCTTGCAGCTAAACTTGATGGCAATGATATCGAAGGCGCGATTAAATTGTTACGCCAAAGGATTCAAGGCGCGCCAGAAGATGAGGCAGCTAAGTCTGACAACGTCGGGATAGCGGCAGACACGGGCGCTAAGCCTGAGGGAATAATTAGCGCTGGGAATATAGATTTATCTAATAGACCCCAGGTAAAAAATAAAGATGGAAGCATTAGCACGGTACGGAGCATTACCGTTGAGATGGATGGCATGCATTTTGTTCTTCCTACCGTTACAGATGATGGTCGTATTGCATCAAATAAAGAAGCTATTCAGATTGCAAAGGATACAGGTAAAAACCTTGGGGTGTTTGAGACTGCAAAGCAGGCCAATAAGTTTGCGCAAGACCTTCATGAAAGCGAAGCTAAGAAGTTAAAGGGGCGTAACTAATGGCTGATTTAATTAATGAAGACCTTGAGCCAACAGAAGAAGAGCGCGACACCAGCAGCTTAGATAAACAAAATGAACTGTACGCAAGCTTTGGTTCTAAACAAGAGCGCGGCTTTGTTCCTTTAGTATCTAATGCACCCGACCCACAGCTGAAGGGTTCTTTGTGGCAAGCAAACTTTGCAGAGACAACAGCTATCGGCGCGTTTATGAACTCAACGAGCGCCAAGGACTTAGAAGCAGGTAAGCCACTGCCTACGCTTGAACAGCAGATATCCCACATACCTTTGGCCAATATTAATAATGCAGATGCGTACATAGGTAAGGACATTAAAGACTATCCCTTGGTTACTGAGTCGTTAAACAAAGAAGCTCAACGCAAACAGCTTATAGCCAACCGTCCCTTTTCATCCTTTGCCATTGGTATTGTTGAGCAGGGCGCGCTTGAGCCAATCAACTGGCTGCCATTTGGTGAAGCATTTAGCACGGCAAAAAAATCCTCAAGCTTGGCTCGGGCTATCGTAGGCTCAGGAGCCACAGGTATTGCCGCCGGCATTGCTCAAGAAGGAATCATTACACGTAATGAACTCAGTCGAACAGCTGAAGAGAGCGCTTACAATATCTTAACAAACGGAATTCTTGGTGCAACACTTGGTGGCATTGGTCAAGGCGTTACCACACGCGGGCGTGTTAAAAACATTGAGCAGCGCCAGGCTCGTATGGCTTTAGGTAAAGAGGTTAAAGATGTTTACATGGATACCTTTCAAGAGCTTACGCCAGAAGGTACATTGAAAGATGATGCCATTGCAAAGCTAAATCCAACGCTACAAAAAGCCATGCTATCTACTAGCATGAATAGGTTGGTAAGAAGTGAGTACGGCTTTAGTAAATGGTTTTCAAGCCAGATGTACGACAACAATTATACGCTAAACAAAAATCTTAACGGTGAAATCAAAGACCAATCCGTAGAATTAAAAATAAGAACTGACCGCAGGAAGTTAGATAAGACTCTAATTGATTATGATAACACCTACTACGACAGTATTGGCATTAAGCCAGGGCCGTTTGTTGGTACTCGCGCCAAGATAGAAGGTAACAACGCGGCAACTAAAGAGGCGTTCGACGCTGAGGTGTGGAAAGTATTATCAACAGATATTCCTAGTGAAAATTCACATGTAAATTCTAACGCCAAGCTGATGCGCGACAATGTGTTTGACCCGTTCAAGCAAAGACTGATTGACATTGGGCAGCTGCCAGAAGAGTTTAAATTGCGTAACGCTACTAACTATGTAATGTCTTTGTACAATAAAGATAAGATTATCGAGCAAGGTGGTCGCAGTGCACGCGGTGATAACACATTACCTGGCACCTTGCATCGTGGGTTCAAGGACGTACAAAATCAAGTACGTATTTTTAAAGAGTCACCAGGATTTAAAGTAATTGAAGCGGGCATTAGTAATGCTAAGGAACGTCTTAAAGGCCCAACGTTTGAAGAACGCAAAGCTATCGACAAAAGAATAACGCCCCTTAATAAAAAAATACGTGAGCTTGACAGAGCTAAAACAACTCGCCCGCAAGAAGACATTAAAAAAATTAATGAATCAGTTCGCGAAGCTCAAAGCGAAGGCCGACAAGCTAAGGCTGACACAAAGACAGTACAAAAAGAATTTGAAGCTGGGTTTACTAGCGAGATTAAATCTTTTAAAGATGAGCTTGTTTCTACTGAAAAGAAAATAGCGCCGATTACTTTAGACATAAAAAAAGTTGAGACCAAACGTCAAAAATTTCGTGAGCGAAAATTAGTCTTACAGGAAAGAATTAAGTCTAAAGGTGAGGCATCAAAAACTTACGCTGCAATTAAATCAGAGCTAGATAAAATTCCTTCTGTAATAGCTGAGTTAGATAAGAACATTGCCGGATTAAAATCAAAACGCGACGGTGTGCAACCAAGTATCTCAAGCATCAAGGCCGACATTAAGCGCATCCAAGGGCTTAAGAAGCAAGAAGCGCCTAGCATTCCTGGCTTAAAAGAAAAAATTATAGCTTCAGAAAAGAAAGTTAAAGAGCTAAACGAAAGCAAAAAGCCAACGCGCGAAGAAGCCAACGAGTTTATTAAGCGCATTAAAGATATTAAAGAAACCATTAAACGTCTTGAAGAAGATAAGTTGCTACCAAAAGAGCTTAAGGCTGAGCTTGAATCAACAATTGAAAACTTTGAGCAGGAATTAAAAGACACGACACCCCCACACCTTTTAGATTCTAAAGGTGAGTTCTGGCCTATGCTTGATGATGATGCTTTGTGGGGACGCGTTGAACAAACGATTGATAACATCTTAGGCGATACTGAGGGCAAGTTAGTTAATCCAATCCTGCAAAGAATTAAAAGCATTGGGGCCTCACCTCTCAAGCACAGAAAGATTGTGGTTGAACAGCTTAAACTTCAAGAGTGGCAATCAACAGACGTGCCTAAGATAGCAGAAGTTTATTTAAAAGCCGTGTCGCCACTGGTTCACATGAATGAATTCGCAATCAAGCATGGCGCTGAAGATATCAACGACTTTAAATCCATGTTGGAAAAAGGAATCACCGAAGAGTTTAATAAAAAATCTGAAGGCAAGACAGGCAAGGAAGCCCAGCGTTTGCGCACCATGAGGGACAGAGACTTTGCAGACATGACCGCAACGCTTGAGTTAATCGAAGGCGTGTATGGTGACGGCCCTAATGTTTTAAATAACTCAGCTCGAACGTTCTGGGAAAATTGGCTCAAGTGGACATCAACCAGGATGCTAGGGTTTATGACCATGAGTTCATTTCCCGATGCTGGGCTTCAAGTCTTTACGCATGGTTACTATAGGTTTATGCATGACGGGATTATGCGTGCAACTTCTGAAGCTCGAAGCATTGCTAAGCGCGACCTCCAGGGGATAGGCTACGCGGTCAATACTATTCTAGGCTCACGCCTTGCATCATACGCAGACACCGCAGGCTTGAGCGTTAACCCTGGCCCCTTCACTAAAGGTATGGATGTTCTTACACAGAAGTTTGGTAACTTGTCTTTGATGAATCCATGGAATGATATGATGGAAGCTATCGCAGGGCACATAGGTATCAACCGAACATTACAAACGGTCCACTCAGTTGTTAATGGTGAGCGTGTATCTCAAAAAGAAATCTTGAGGCTTAACAAGCTTGGGCTTGAGACAAAAAACTTTGACACCATCTATGAGTTTACAAAAGATAACCAAGATACAGATGGTGCTTTGTTTGCTGACTGGGGTAACTGGGATATTAAATCCAAAGACCAGGCCGAAGCATTGGCACAGTTCCAGCGTAGTGTAGCTAAAGAGATTGAAGAGATTGTTATTCTTCCAGGGCTTGGAGACAAACCGTTAGCAGCACACGCCCAGTTTGCAGGCGCACCACTTGGCAAGATGTTGTTTCAATTTAAAACATTTTTAATGGCAGCAACCAATAGAGTTATGGTGCCAGCAATTCAAAACCGTGGCGCAGCCGAAACTTACCAAGGAATTACGGTTATGCTTGCCTTAGGTTCACTTAGTTACATGTCCACGTCATTGGTTAAAGGTAAAGAGATAGACTTTTCTTTTGATAAGATGGCTCATGAATCTATTGACCGTAGTGGACTACTTGGAATCTATGGTGAGATGCTTAATATAGGTTCTAAATTAACCGGCGTTGGAGTGCCGACACGGTATCAATCCCGTGATAAACTCGGAGCTATGTTAGGGCCATCCGCCGGTTCATTTAGTGAGATAGCTAACGTCCTACAAAACATTGCTAGCGTAGCCACAGGGAAGAAAGAAGACGTAACAGAAAAAGACCTCGATAAATTCATGAGGCTTTTCCCGTTACAGAATCTTGCAACATCATTAGAGATACCTAAGAAACTTATCAAGGGTGGGCTTGCTAAGCTGGGCGGCATTGAAACTCCTGAGATGGATGAGGAATTAAAACGGCTGCACACATCAAAATAAGGATAAAAGATGGCAAACATTAAGATTCAAGATGTAGCACAGCGCATACAGTACACGGCTACGGCTTCTCAAACTGAGTTCGCTATTCCTTTTCCTTTTTTTGAGAACTCAGACATTGTTTTCTATCAAGGCGAAACTCTTTTAGTGCAGGGAACTGGTACAGATGAGTACGCGGTTGCCGGTGCAAACACAGCCTCAGGTGGAACAGCGACGCTTGTTACTGGTGCAATCGCTAGTGATGTCATTACCATATCAGGCGCAACACCTATCGATAGAACGTCCATCTATTCAGCAACTATATCTAATCTTACCGGCAGTGATTTAAACAATGACTTCAACCGTGACATTGTTATCAGCAAGCAGATAGAAACCACGCAAGAATTATTACAGATGCAGTACGCACCTTATACTGAGGTTTCACAAGACCCCACTGTTACCGTTGACCGATGGCTCCCTAAGCTTGGGGCCAATCAAGTGTGGGCTATGAATGCCGGTGTAACTGAGATTGTTCCTTATGATTTATCCGCGACTGGTGGGCTTGTTAATACAGTAGTCGGCACAGCCAATCAGATTGATGTTGATAGCACGGATGGAACGAACCCAGTCTTGAGTTTATCAAGTACGCTTATTGCGCCTGGAACTATTCAGTCTGGAAACATTAAAGTTAACGGCAACACAATCACAAGCGAAGATACTAATGGGGATGTGAACTTAACGCCCAATGGCACAGGTGATTTAGTCTTGGACTCTGTTAAGTGGCCGCAAGCAGATGGCACAGTTAATCAGGTTTTAACAACTGATGGGGCGGGCAATACCTCATGGGTTGATACAGGAAGTGGTGGCGGTGGTGGTAACGTTGGTGACTTTGTTGATTTTGGTGGTACATCATTACCAGCAGGCTGCTTGCTTCGTGATGGCGCGGCGGTAAGTCGAACAACATACTCAGCTTTGTTTGCTGTTATTAGCACAACCTGGGGCGCAGGTGATGGCTCTACAACGTTCAACCTTCCCAACTCTGAACGCAGTGTGTCGGTTGGTTCAGGCGGAACAGGTACAGCGACATTAGGTAACTCTGTTGGTGATACTGGTGGCTCAGAAACGCACACACTCACAACCGCAGAAATGCCAGCGCATATACATCCTAATGTAATTGCAGGCGTTGGCGGTGGAGATAGCTTAGTCAGTGGAAGCGGTACAGCAGTGGGCGGAAATACGGGTAGCACAGGTGGTGATACAGCACACACTATCATGCAGCCTTCACTTGTTATGCTTCCGTGCATTCGGTATGAAGCAGTAGCGGCGACTGTTGCAGTAGCAGCAACTCAAGCACAGATGGAATCAGCTTCAAGCTCAACTATATTTAGTGCGCCAGCAGTTCAGCAGTATCACCCAAGTGCAGCTAAAGGTTGGGTATATTATAACCAATTAACCGGCCCAAGTGTTGTTGCTTCGTATAACGTAACCAGCGTCACAGATAATGGTGTTGGAATCTACACCGTAAACTGGGCCACTGATTTTTCAGATGCAAATTATTCAGCCGTTGCAACATGTCCATCAGCCGGGGGAGGAAATAACCTCATCGGCGTGGGCAGCACAGCAAGAGCGGCAGGAACCTCTCAGTTTACTGTTATCCAGTTAACTAGCCAGATTGACCTTAACTCACACAGTGTCGTAGCTTACGGAGAGCAAGTATGATTAATACTCGTATAGCTTACAGAGATTTAGAGGGAGGCGTATCAGTTCTAATGCCTACCCCTGAGTTTTGCGCTAACCCTGCTAACACGATTGATATGTTGATTAAAACACTACCGCTGGGTGTCCACTTTGAAATTCATCAATGCGAAGACATCCCCACCGACCGTTACTTCCGGAATGCGTGGAAATTAAACGCCGGGGTGTATGTTGATATGGAATGTGCACGTGGAATTCATCTCGACTGCTTGCGTAAAGTGAGGAATGAAAAGCTTGCTGAGCTAGATGTTCCATTTCAACGTGCGCTAGAAGATAAAGATACAGTAATGCAGGACAATATTGCAGCTAAAAAAAATGCGCTTCGAGACATGCCGCAAGATATTGACATGAGTTTGTTGGATACACCAGACAAAATAAAAGCATTCATGCCGGATGTTTTAGTTTAAGGGGAACAAAATGATTCTAGAACTACAAGCAAATGGCACAGACATACCGCTTGACTCGTTGCAGCAAACGTTTACTTACAATGCTGGCTTTGTTGAAACGATTACAGTTGTTTATCAAGCTAAAACATACCGTCAAACATTTACTAATGACGGAACAAACATAACTGTTATTAGCGCATGGGTGGTGGTCTAATGATTTCAGCAGCTGAGTTTTTAAAGTGGCTTGAGGTTTACAACGTCGCCTCAGGTGGTAACGCAGCAAGTGGAACGGTAGACGATGGCTTAATCAATGAGCTTGGTCTCTATGCTGCCTCAGGTGATACCGTTTCAGGGTTAGCAACAGCTAACAACGGACTGCTCGTAACATCTGCCGCTGGGGTTCCGAGTATTGGCAACGACATCCTTGCTGATATTACAGTTAATGGTCTAACGGTTGGTCGTGGTAATTTTGATAACTTATCAAATACAGCCCTAGGTAATCTGGCTTTGTCTTCAGCAAGTAGCGGTGGCACATGCGTCGCAATTGGCTCACTGGCTATGTCCTCTGCTCCCAGCCCGTCTAACTCAATCGGCATTGGATACAGGGCACAAATTGGCGCATCAGGCGACCATAATGTAACGATGGGCCGAAGTGCAGGCGAGTCCTTGAGTGGTGATGGTAGCACTTTAATTGGTGGTAAAACTGGTTTTACCGGAGCAACTGGAGCAGTAGCGCTTGTCGCCGGAGGTAGCTGCTCAGTGTTTGGTTATCAAGCAGGTGTTGATTCTGCTACAGCGATTGGTTGCTTATCTCTTGGTCGGGACGCTGTTTCTCTTAAAGCCACCGGAGCTACCTCTGGCGATGCTGGCCCTGGGATTGCGATTGGGAGCGCAGCGTTTCCAGTAGGGTTCCGTGGTGATGCCACAATCTACCCCGGTAACTTTGCTCGCGCTCGATGGAATGGAACGCACTACATGCTTCCGCTCCAGACCGACGGCGCGACATCTATTGCGGTGACTTCAGGTGGCACAGGCTTAGCCTCTACAACTACAAACCAATTACTTTACAGCTCAGCGACAAGCACGATTGCTGGTTTAGCCACAGCTAATAGCGGCACACTCGTTACCTCCGCCGCTGGCGTTCCAAGCATTAGCTCAACGCTGCCCAGTACGGTGCAGAATAATATTACTGAGCTAGGTGTTATTGCAACACTTACAGCGGGTGTCTACACATCCACAGCCGACCTTCAGTTGACGCCTAACGCAGGTAATGAATTAGATATTAATTTATCCTCTCTTTCCCACATGGGTGTTCAAGTTAGAAGCGCAGAAGCAACAGGTAATCCTCGTCTTTTGTTTTACAGAGCAAATACCGTAAACTTAGGTGGGGTATACGCTGGTCAGAATGACACGCTTAGCGGCACAGGTGAGAATCTATTTATTAGGAATTCTCGGGCAACCGGTAAGATTATCCTAAGTGATGCCACAGGAAGTGCGGTGACGGTTAGCGGTGGCGATACAACATTGAGTGGCTCGCTTACCACCTCTCAAACCGCAGGCATAATCGGAACCACAACGAACAATAACGCCGACGCGGGCAGTGTTGGGGAGTATGTAACAGCAACTAAAGCTACAGGGGTATCGGTTTCTTTAACAACAAACACAGCCGTTGATATCTTAACTATTAGCTTAACCGCTGGCGACTGGGAAGTTTGGGGGAACGGTGCTTTCACACAAGCTGCAACCACTGAGATTGCTTATTTTTCTTGCTGGGTTAGTTCATCATCTGCCTCGCTACCTGGTGCTGAGAATCTATCAAGAATATCCTATGATGTATCAGGAGGGCCAGCTCTGGGTGGGGCTGTATCCGGACTAGCTATCGCTTCAAAAAGATTTTCCTTGTCCTCTACGACTACTATTTACCTAAGTTCAAGAGTTGGGTTCACGGTAGATACAGCGAATGGTTACGGAAGCATGTACGCACGACGTGTTCGATAACAGGAGATTAAAATGATTACAGAAGAAAAGTTACCGTTGTTAATTAAAAATATTGATTGCGGCACGGGCTGTGTTGAAGTTATTTATCGCACAGTTATCAAGCGTGACGGCGAAGTGATTCATACAATCAATGACCATCAATATGTTAAGGTTGAGAACGCTGCCGCTGGCCTTGTTGAGATTGAAAAGGCTGTTTTAATAGCTATCGAAAATCGTGATGAACCAAAACTTGAGGAAGAAAATGTTTAATATAAAAGATGATGATTTTAATGCTATAGCAAACTATTTAGTTGAGCGCCCTTACAAAGAAGTTGCTGGCTTGATTGAAGCGCTTCGCAGGGCTGAACAAATTAGTGAGCCATTAGAAGAAGTTGAACCAGAGCCAGAACTTGAGGTAAATAACGATGCCGAATAAAATGAAAGACAAAAAAGCTAAGCCTGCACCTGTAAAAAAAAGTGGTAAGAAATAATGGATTGGAGTTTATATTCTAACTTTGTTTCTTCTGAGTTTGCATGTAAACATTGCGGCAAGGACGGGGTACGCCCTGAGCTTGTCGCAATGCTTCAGGAGATACGAACCAGGTTAGGCCAGCCAATGGCTATCTCAAGCGGTTATCGTTGCACTGAGCATCCAGTAGAAGCCAACAAGGATAAACCAGGCGAACACAATGACGGCATGGCAGCTGATATAATATGTCAGGGTCAGAAGGCATTGCAGGTTATACACCACGCGCTTGACCTAGGTGTGCGAAGGATTGGAGTTCATCAAAAGGGCGGCATCATGAGCGGTCGCTTTATTCATATTGGCATTGGTGACTTACTTGAGGCAAGATATCAAAAAGCTATCTGGACTTACTGAGGTGCATTATGAATTTCTTACTCAAAGCAAAGAAGTTATTTAGAGAGAAAGCCAGCGCAAAAACTGCAACAGCTGCTATTGTTATTTCAATATTGTTTGCCGCAGGTTACTCCGCCAAGTATGTGACAAAGAAAAATGATAGTCAGATGGAACAGGTCGTAGAACAAGTGCTTGAGATGTACGCTATTGACTATGACTTTAGCCCTGACGAACCCGCCAAAGACGCACCGGCTAAAGCTACATGATTTGTATTGAGATGCCATGGCCTCCAAGCATAAATAATTATTACACACGTACTAGTTCGGGAGTCATGCTTAACAAGCGCGGGCGAACTTACCGGCGCGAGATGCTTCCTTTGCTTCAGAAGTATAAGTTTGCATTCACTGAGTTTGAACGATTGCATATGAGTGTTGATTTACACGCCCCCGACAAGCGAAAGAGGGACATAGATAATCATTTGAAGGCGCTGCAAGATGTGCTAGAGCACGCTGAAGTCTTTCCCAATGATGAGCAAATAGATAAGTTAGTCGTGACTCGGTGCTGCAATATTGTAGGTGGTCTAGCCAAGGTATTTATTTCTGTATGCTAGAGACATGATATAATGTATACCAGGCATGACCTTGACCCCATGCCCAGCAAATCAAATCAATCTATTAGGGAGAATGAAGTGACTAAGAACATCATAACAAAACTATATGCCGGTGATAAAGTAGGCAGGCTAACAATCTTAGAAGTTATTCCAGGGTATCTTGTTCCAGGCCATCCACCGGTACGAAAAAAAGCTAGGTGTTTGTGTGATTGCGGGAATAAATACACCTCTCGCTACGACTCTATTAGAAATCAACATACCAAATCATGTGGGTGCATAGTCTCAGTTATACATGGAGGCTCTTACACGCCAGAATATAATGTATGGAACACCATGCGAACCAGGTGCAACAACTCAAACAGTAGCAACTACAGCAGTTATGGTGGGCGTGGCATTAAAGTTTGTGAGCGCTGGTCTAATAGCTTTGTTAATTTTATAACTGACATGGGGAAACGACCATCACCTAAGCACAGCATAGACAGGGTTAACAATGAATTGGGTTACTCTCCTAGCAATTGCAAATGGGTGTTGGCTAGAGAGCAGCAAGGAAACAAGAGAGACACTAACCCAAGCGTTAAAAAGAACTGCCTTTCTTGTGATAAAATATTTCATGTTATGTTTTCCAAGATAAATAAAACAAAGTATTGCTCAATGACATGCAGGCGACTAGGGGGTAAGTAGGTGTTAGAAAAAAGAATTGATTTTTTTGAGGACATCTTTCCAGCCTACGAACATCAAAAGAAATTGTTCCAAGCTTTCTTTAGTGGAGATTACAATAGATATGTTTTAAATTGGCACAGAAGGTGTGGAAAAGATGCGTGTCTTTTCTCCCTCGCCTGGTTGAATGCCAGTATAAATAGGGGTAACTATATTTATCTGCTTCCTAAAATTCAACAAGCCAAGTCTGTTATATGGGAGGCTACTGACCTCCATGGAAAAAGGTGGATTGAATCCATACCCAAGCACTTGTTAGCCAAGCCCCCGAACAACACAGAGAGAAAGTTGTATTTTACTTCAGGCTCGATGTTGCATATTACTGGTGCAGACAGCATCTTAGGTAGTCACTTAGGTAGTAACCTTAAGGGTATATTTTATTCTGAGTTTCAGCGTTGCGCACCACAGACATGGGATTACTTGAGGCCAATCGTTAAACGCTCCGATGGCTTTGCCTGTTTTAATTTTACAAGCCTTGGCAAGGGGCACGCGTATCAACTTATGAAAAAAAACCAAGACAATCCTAGCTGGTACACTGAGAAGTTAACAGTCGACCAAACGCGAGACGATAAAGGTAACTACATATTTAGCCCTGAGCAGATACAGGAGGAGCGTGATTCAGGAATGGATGAGGAGCTTATTCAGCAAGAATACTATTGTGATGATAGTGTCGCGGTTAAAGGAACATTTTTTTCTCAGCAACTTCAGTTAGCGCGCGAGCAAGGGAGGATTAAGCCTAGCTTATTAATCTATCCTAAGATTGCTGTGCACACTTCCTGGGATTTAGGATCACGCGACTCTAATTCCATTTGGTTCTTCCAGGTCTTAGGTAGACCAGGAGCTCAAGAGTTCCATTACTTCTATCACTACGACCATAACTACGGTGACATTGACCACTACGTTGCTTTGTTATACAGAATCAGAGAGGAGTACGGCTTCAGTGGGTACGGGAATCATTTTTTACCGCATGATGTATCACAAACTGAGTGGTCGAGCGGCAAGACAAGACTACAAAGTCTTATGGAAAAAGGTGTGAACATCAAGCCAGTGCCAAGACTCAAGGTCATTGAGCGTGTGCAGATAGCTCGCTCAGCTTTCCATAAGTGTTACTTTGCAGAAGATGCATGTAAGCAGGGGCTTGAGGCTTTATCAGTTGCTCGAGCAAAGTACGACTACAACCTCAAAGCCTTCACTGCAGACGAGGTGCATGATTGGTCGAGTCATGCTAGTGCAGCCTTCCAGTACGGCCATGTCGGTTGGCTTGATAGCTACAACAAGCCTGAGATGATGCAGCAAAAAGAATACGCAAGAGTCAGGTATTAGAATCAAACCTCTTTGAATTCTGTATCGCTAATACCCGAATCACTTGCAGCTTCAACAGCTTTGAGTCGGTCTTCGAACTCTGTATGCTCCTGGACTTTAACCACAGTTTCAATCAAGCGTGACATCTGAGTAGCCTCCACAGATGTAAGCTCTCCCTTCTCAACTGCTTTAAGTATTGCATCGAGCTTATCATTAGCGCTCTTTGCTTCAGCCAGCTGGGCTATCTTGATGCGCCTCTGTTGCGGCAAGTTGAACCGAGTATTCATAGTTCGATTATACAAGCCAAGGTTTAAGCGAGCGCCTTCGTGCTCTTCGATCATGTATGTTCTGCCAAGCTTCAAGTAGTATGATTTAGCTTTCATTTTTGCAGCTTCATAAGCGGCGGCAAAGTCTGGCTTTGATTCAATCCACTTAAAGAATGTTGTTTCTGATATATCATGGTCGGCACAAAACTCTTCCATTGTCTCGCCACTCTCGAAACGCCTGGGTAATTCTGCAACCATAGACTGCTTGAAGGGGCTTTCATTCTTCCAACTAGTAGCCATTGACACACCCCGTTCCTTAATATCTATACCAATAATCATACCACACTTAGCTTTAACTTTACATATACACATGAAACTTTAACTCAACAATAAATAAAATTACCCCTTGCTTTCTACTGAAACTTTCATTACAATGTCATTTCTTTACTGAGAAACACAAAACAATTGGAGCAACACATGAGTAATTATAGGTTTGCAATACGAGATACAAGTGATGGCGCTATTCATACATCACGATTTACTTGCCTTGATGATGCAATGAGTGCTTGCGAAGATATAGCTTATGCTATGGAGTTGGAGCCGTCAGAGCTTGAAGTTGTTGAGATGGTCGAGCGCGTTAATTCAAGCATAACCACACAACACAACACAAACGGAAGGTACTACAATGAAAACTAATGACGCTTGCCAAATTCTAGGGCTCACCGGTGACATAACACCAGAGCTTACAAAAAAAGCTTACCGAAAAGCTTGTTCAATGTATCATCCAGACCGTAACCCGGCGGGGCTTGAGATGATGAAAGCAGTAAACGAAGCTTACGCAGCACTTAAAGACCACACCGGCAGCGAGTCAGTAGGCATACAGTACGGCCATGAATTATTTGAGGCACTCACTGCTATCATTAACTTAGGTTTAGATGTTGAAGTGTGCGGCGCTTGGGTGTGGGTGTCCGGTGATACCAAACCTCACAAAGATGTATTAAAAGAAGCTGGATACAAGTGGGCTATGAAGAAAAAAATGTGGTTCTATCGTCCGAGTGATTACAAATCTTTTAGCCGTGGCAGCAAAAGCATGGATGATATCCGTGCCGTGTACGGTAGTGACAGGGCAAGCACTAAACAAAACAAACTCAAGAGGGCAGCGTGATGAATAGCAAGTGGCCGTTTATATTATTAGGTGTGATAGCAATATCATTCTTTGCAAGCCTGACTTGCATTTCAATCTGGGGGTAGCATGAAAACACAAATAGCAATACTTCAAGTCGTGCTTATATCAGCGTTGATATGGGGTGCGTGTGAATTGGTCAGGAAATTTAAGGGTAAGTAATGAACAATGAAGAACTACAAAACAAAATGAACACGGCCTCCTACCTACTTGGAGTAGCCACAACTATTATCCAAGGGCAGCGAGATTGTATTAAAGCGATTATACCAGATATAGGCCCTGAGAATGGCGAAGAGTGTGACCGCTTCATGAAAGGGGTTGAGCAGTTGGTGTATGGGGGCAGGGAGGTATGAAAGAGCACGTAACACTTCATGACTTAATGGGTGAAGATTACTATGCATATGTGCGCAATAATCCTAAGTTCGGATTCGATGTGGGCTTTGTGTCTGATGAGGTAGACCAGGACATAATAATGGAGGGGGTACACCCTGACGCAATGGATTCTTTTGCCGTTCTTTGCAAGCGATTCATCACAGCTTATAACCGCTGCAATGATAAAAAGCTATCCACAAACGCTGTTGATAACACTGTTAGTAAGTTGTAAAATGCTAGGCTGGATGCGGTGTGTCAAAGCCTGCTCACTTTAACCATCTAGCCTACATATTGTACAACTTATACACCAGGTTCAGGGCTAACAGGCTCATGTATAGCGTTCTCACGCTGCTCCTTTATTGCTTCACTAATCCCGTACGAACTCACGAGCAAACCTTGGTAGATTAAATCAGCAACAATGACGGTATTACATAAATCGCTTTGCGTACAGCTACACTCATCATCTTTAAAAAGCATAGCAATCAGCACGCCGACATGTGCCGTACATATGCACGCCTGCATTGCTTGAACAACTCTTTCAGCAGGTCGTAAGTTATTAGTAAAGAAACTGTAAGCCGATGTTGATGCCTGCCCAATCTTGAAAGGAATAGCTGCTTGGATTGAAAAGGCTTTAACCGTGCTGGATAACACTTCAGTTGCTACGTTAGCACGCTGTGTAACCCTGTGTTTGTACGTTGACGGGGGAAATGGCATTCGGGTGGCCTCGTTTAATTATCGCGGCGTAGTGAAGCTCTCAGCGTATTGCAACATGATTATGTTTCAATCATTAATCATGGGTTGGTATTATTTATTTAGTGTAGTATGTTGTTGGGATAAGGATAAGCCCACTAGAGTTGACGCTCATAATGTGGGCTCTATGTAACGCTTAATTACAGGGCTAGTATAACATGAGTGCAAAGGTAACTAAAGTATTAACAGGAAATAAGGGATGTAAAGACAAAGCCGAACGGGTTGCCACCCATGTGTTCGGCTTTAAAAACGTAGGACTTAACTACAGGAGTAGTATACCTAATGGCTAACAACAATTGCAACGCTGAGTATGATCAAATTCCACGCATAGTTACAGAGCACCCAAAACTAACCCTTGCCGACTGGGGTGTCATGATATGCATATACCGAGTCTTAAAAGATAAACCAATAATTATTTATTCTAACGAAGCGCTAGCAATTAAGTGTCAGGTTTCTATAAAAACAATAGAGAGACAGATGTGCAAGTTAAGAAAACTTGGCTTCTTAATATGCACTGGCCGTGGATACAATAGGCGTATTTTACTGGGCAGATTGTTCCACACAACCCTCACTGGTGAGGGATAGAGAGCGTTTTATGTCCGTGAAACATTTCACACAACCCTCACTGGTGAGGCACACAACCCTCACTGGTGAGGGAGATACTAAGATCCTTTACTAAAGTACTGACGATTCGCTGGCGCTGGCCCACAAGTTCGACTCCAATAAATTACTAACCTCCCATCAATACCCTACCGCGCTTCGCTTGCTTCCTCGCCTTCACTTCGTTGCGGCCGAGGCTTATTTTATATAGAGACAACAAGCTAAAGCTTTTCTTGAAGTCAAAGTCAACTTCAAAAGAAAGTGTTTATTAGTGTCTCGGCTCTCTAGCACTGTACTGGTCGCTTACTTTTTTTCCTGTATTCTCGCAGTACTTTTTAGTGTACTTAATTATTCCAAGATTTACTAAAATGCTTCTAGCCCTATAAAGCATTGCTAATGATACTCCTAGCGCACAACTTAAATCCTGGGCTGATATTGTTAGCTCACCAGAATCGCCAGTTGTTTCAATTATTCCAGTCAAGTACATGTACAAATACTTTGCTTTAATTTCTATTGTCTTATCTTTTAACACGCATGTTTCGTACAATTTAATCACCCTCTTAGTTTTGTGCTACACTAACCAAGTCGTTTCTCCTGGGCGACAGTGCCGCTTTAACCTTGATCGATTGTTGCGGCACTTCAATTAATCTTTGTTGCTATCTAAAAAATCCTTGTCCAAACTTACGACTTTATCAACAATCTTTTTAGTGATATCTCCAATCGCATAGCAATCGAGTTGCTTACCTGAATTTGATATCAGTTCATCAAGAATCATAACTCGTAAAGATATCTCTCGTTGTGTCATATCGTTAGTCATAAGTATCCCTTTGTTAGCTATCAGATTTAAGTTTACCTTTGGTTATCTTATGTATATTACGTTGAGCTTTGATAGATATGTACCCCATCTTTACCCAGTGTTGATAGGTTGTTATGCCAAGGCCAAGGCTACGCATGGCATGCGCCCACGTTACATAATAATCTTTAACATCTTGCGGCTTCATTCTTTCCCCTTTACTAAGTTTAACTTCATGTTTGACATACTACTAAAATAATAGTAACATAGCAAATGAAACTATTGGAGATTAAGATATGAAATTTGTATACAATAACGGAATTCACAGCATTAGTAACGAGTCTTATCATGCCAGCGAGGGTGTATCTCGCAGTCAATTGATGGACTTAAGCAGAACGCCAGCGCACTTTTATCACAAGCATTTGAACCCTAACTACGTCAAGCCAGCAACGCCCCCTGCTTTTTTACTGGGCAGCATGGTTCACACAATGACCCTTGAGCCTCACCTTTTCAATCATGAGTACATGATCAAGCCAGAGCTTGCACCTATGCCACCAGCACTCAGGCTTAAAGATGTCGGGCGCACACTGTTTGAAGTAAATAAATATGAGCGCGACACGATAGCTATAGCCAACGAAAAACTAATGGCAGACTTTCAATTGATGTCGGCTAACAAACAAGTCATTACCAACAGCATGTACGAGCAAGCATCTGCTATGCGTGATGCGGTATGGGGTGACAGCACAGCTCAGGAGCTTGTTAACAGCGGCCTGGTTGAGCGCTCTATATACTTTGAAGATAAGGCAACGGGTATACAAATGAAGGCCCGTCCGGACATCATGGTAGGCCCTATCGGTATTGATTTAAAAACTACAGTTGACGGCAGCCCTCGCGCTTTCAGCCATAGCGCATCAAACTATGGTTACTATGAGCAAGCAGCGTTTTGTCATAAAGCCATGGCATCAATTGGCGTAGAGATGGAAGGCTTTATCTTTGTGTGTGTTGAGAAGACTGAACCTTATTGCATTTCAATACATGAACTTGATGCCGAGGCTATTGACTACGGAATAGAGCTAGTTGATGACCTGATGCTTAAACTTAAAGACTGCTTGAACTCTAACGCCTGGCCGTCATACCCTTTACAAGAACTCAGCGTACCTGGATGGGCTAAATAATGAGTGAGTTACTTGGTATACAAAAGTGGTGTGAGCGTTACAAAGAAAAAACTGGGAAAGAAATTCATGCCGAAGATGTCCCATTAGCTTTAGCTCTTGAGGATGTAATGCAGGGCATGATGGCATTAACGGCCAGCGTTGAGTACATGCTTACTTTACAAAGAGCTATTGATAGCAGGGTTACTACATTGGAGAAGCAAAATAATGAGCACTGATTTAATAATGTGGGAAGATAAAGAGAAGCTTGCAGAGATACGAAAGCTATTTGCACCTAAGTTATCCGATAGCGAGTTCCAATTCTTTGTTGGGCTAGGTAAGGCGGCACAACTTAACCCGTTCACCAGGGAAATTTGGAGCGTTAAGTACCAAGACAGTGCGCCAGCCCAGGTGTTCATTGGCCGTGATGGATATAGAAAAGCTAGCCAGCGTGACAAAGACTATGACTTTCACCAAGTTGATGCAGTGTACTCCAATGATGAGTTTCAATTTGACGTTCGCGAAGGCTACCCAATTCATAAATATAATATGAAAGACCGTGGAGAATTGATTGGGGCTTACTGTATCGCTAAGCGCAAAGGTTCTAACCGACCGACGTACACCTGGGTAAAGTTATCTGAGTATTCAACAGGTAAAAGTCTATGGAATCCTAACACCGGCAAGCCTGAGACAATGATTAAAAAGGTGGCTGAGTCTCAAGGGTTACGTGCAACCTTTCAAGATTTATTGGGCGGCACTTACGCTGAAGAAGAAGTTCCACAACGCATGGCACAAGCGCCAGCTACTAAAGAATCCCTCATGGATAAAATCAAACAAGCCAAGGGTGTAGTGGTTGAAGCGGAGACCGGCGAACTTGCAGGCGATAAATCACTAGAAGACATTGAGTTTCTAATTGCCGTCAAAGACTTTGATGCGGATAGAACGAAGAAAGCGTTGGCTCACTATAAAGTTGATGCCATGGAGCAGCTTACACAAGTACAAGCAGATAGTTTTATTAATGAACTGAAAAAACTAGAGGACGTGTAATGGCTAAGAGCAAAGGGAAGCTTGCGGAACCGGACTGGAAAGAAAAACTTAGGAAGCTTATCGAGCGACTTAAAAAAAACAAGGAAGCAACGGCATGATATGCATGGCCCATTGGCACTTGGCGTTTATAACAATCACGGGGATATTGTTTGGTATCTCCCTTGGTGCGTCGATTGCGGCTCACTATCAAATTAAAACCACCACAAGGATTAAGTAATGATGGCACGAATGATAGTACTGACAGCAATAGTATCTTTAAGCGCTCAAGTTTTTGCAGCAGATAACTGTCACTGGAAATGTAAAAGCACGCCCGTAGGCCAGCACTGCACGCGGGTGTGTAGCTAGCATGTTAATACTTACAAGAAAAAAAGGTGAGCAGATTTTAATCGGCGATGACATTGTGATTACATTACTAGGCTCGGGTTCACACGGTGAGCACCGAGTTGGTATTGATGCGCCTAGAACAATTCCAGTTGTGAGAAAAGAGATTGCCTGGCAGTTTGACGATGATGGAAATAGGGTTAACGAAGAATGAAGCACTACAACATAGGCGATATGGCTTGGTGGATTGATTACAAAAAAGGGGATTTATGTGTCAGGAGCGGGCGCGTATATAAACTTGAGTTAACATCAGTTTGGCTGCGGAAAAAAGTGTTTGTGTTTGTGTGGCCTTATGAATTTCAAGTTGATAAAGATTGCGTGTTTGACTCAAAGAGTGAAGCGATAAATCATGCGATAGTGAGACTGGAGATGTTAAGACATGATTGACATTGAGACAAAAGAAATACTAAGAAAGTTTGCTGGTATCGCCGAAAGATATGTGGTTATTCAAGAGAAACATTACAAACTCATTAGCGATCCTGGGTTTGTTGCTAGCGAGCCCAAATCATCTTGCTGTTCAGTTCATGCCGGTACAAGTGAAGAATGCAAAGAAGAATGCGAGCATGAGAGTGAAGGCAAGTCGTACGTGAAATATGACAAAGAGTTTCGGCTTGAGACTTCAGGGCCGAACCCTGGTATTGAGCGAGCAAGTAAATGCAAAAAATGCGGGGAGTTTTACAGATGAAAGCAATGATATCTATTAACGAAGATTGTTTAAACGAATACATCGACAAACGACTTGAGATGTTTAACTTAATACCTAAGCCCGGTGGAGTAAAATGCAATCACGTATCGCAAACGCCTGATTCAAAATGTCGCATTCACATGTGTGTTAAATGCATGGAAGAATACGTTGTGGACTGCAAACACAAAGCATCCGCAGAGAATGTTGTGCATACATATCAAGGCTACATGATGTATACATGTGCTCATTGTGGCGAGTTGTTTAAGTGAGGCTATTAATCGCTGTTATTGTTACTTGTTTAATTACCGGTTGCGACGGTGGTATGCCACCAGCCCCAGTTAAGGTTGTTGATGAGCAAGAAAGACAACAAAAAGATGACGGCGGCGGCATGATGGAACACATGGCGGGCGCAGCGGTTGCAGGGGCAGCGGCAGGCACGGCGGGCGCAGTTGCGCATCGAGCCACTGACCATTTAATTAACAAGCATCAACAGCGCAAGGCACGTAGACAAACACGGCCACGTGTTTACAATGCACGAAGAAGATAACCAAGGATGATCATGACAGAAACAAAAAAGAAAATTGCAGTGTCGGCTAGTTGTAGGGATGGCAAGCATAGATTCACAGTCACGCGCTGGAACACAGCAGGCATAAGACGGGAAGCCGTTGAGATGAGATGTCAGTACTGTTTGTATCCTATCGATATGCAACAGCTGGCAATGAAAGAATTTAGAGAAGCTGAAGGCATGGATTCGTAGTGGCTAACTTGCGCGCTCGTATTGACAAGCTACATGATGGATTGATTAGCAAAGTAACGAGCCGCTTGATCGTCACAAAAGACGATGAGGTTATTAAACAAAAAGTATTTGGTAACAACATGAACAAGGTGGTGACAATTGTCGTTAGACTTTAGGCCGGACAGGGATGTGTACGTTATTTTTCACGACGACACGCAGTACAGGTTTAGTAAATACATGACGGTGGGGTTCAAACATGCATTTATTATTGAGCGAAGCGCACTAGGATGGATATGCTTTGATGCTTCACGTACAAATATTGCTGTTGATATATTACCAGCAGATTATTTTTCTGAGGTTATGCAGCATTTCCACGGCAAGCATAAAGGCGCAACTATTCTTCACCTCACAATTCAGCCAACGAATTCATCTAACTATCCTCGGCCTGGAATAATCAGTTGCGTTAGTTCTGTTCAATACTATCTGGGCATTTACTGGCCATGGATATTCACGCCGCACTCACTGTATACTAAGCTAAAGAATAAACCTCCAACACATATCAAGGTGGACGATTATGTCGGGAAAATCAGCAGCTAGAAGACAGGCTAACGCAGCAGCGCAGCAAGCAAACCAGGCCGCTCAGCAAGCAAACGTCGTTACACAACAGCTCGCAAAAGAAACAGCAACGCTTAATGAACGTAAAGCCTTGGAGTCAAGTAAAGCTCAGCGTTTACTTATGCGCTCACTACGAGCGGGCAGCGGTAGCGGATTCTTTCTTAGTGACACAACCTCAGGCGCAGGCTCTTCCGGTGTCTTAGGTTCAACAGGGGTGCTAGGATAATGGTTGACGTAAATAAACTACTCAAGCGGAGAGATAACCGCCAGGTGTTTAAAGATATTAACGACGCAAGCCAGCCAGCTTTGGATGTGAACCGTTTGTGTCGCCGACGTAGCAATGCTAAATCAGACCTGGACAAGTGGCGTTCATTACTTGAGACGGCTTATCATTACTCCATGCCTGACTACAATCCGTTCGAGAACTTTGGGCAAGGGGGCGCGGTTGCTCCTGGTCAACAATACAGTGCTGACACTTACGACTTAACTTTAGTGATTGCACACAAAAGACTGGCTGATAAAATGTTGATGGGGCTTGTACCTCAAGGCCAGCAGTGGATGAAATTCAAACCAGGCGATGCATTCGGTTCACCGACTGAAGACTTGTATATGCAAGCAGCTGAAGCAACACAAGAGATGACCGATCAGTTTTACAAAATCTTAGACCGCAGTAATTTTTATACAGCGGTTGGTGAAAGCTTGAATGATGTATTGATATCAACTGGCGCACTTGCAATCAACGAAGGTACACGCAAAGACCCGTTGAAGTTTGAAGCAGTGCCAGCCAGTCATATTATGTTTGAAGGTAATGCGCAGGGTGGTATCGATGCAGTGTTTCGCGATTGGTATAACGTTCGCGTTGAAAACATTAAAGAGATGTGGCCTGGTGCTGATGCTCCAAAAGATAAAGACGCAGACCACAAGGTAACAATTTGGGAATGTGCGTATAGAGACAACGACGCTACGGACGATAAGAAATATAAGTACGTGGTGATGACCGACAGCAAAGAGATTTTGCTAGAGCAATCCAATCCGTCATGGCCATGGGTTGTGTATCGTATGCGTAAACTTGCCGGTGAAACACGTGGCCGTGGGCCATCAATGCAAGCGTATCCTACAGCCGCTACGATTAACGAAGCTATGAAAGATGAGTTGATAGCCGCAGCGTTTAAAGCTAACCCGATGTACATGGCAGCTAGTGACTCAGCCTTTAACCAGCGAACCTTTACAGCTAAGCCAGGCGCAGTTGTACCCGTTCAGATGGTCATGGGGCAGTGGCCTATCCAGGGCTTCCCTGCTACCGGTGATATTAATTTCTCAGCATTGGTTATCAATGACCTACGCCAGCAAATTAATGAGCTTATGTTTTCTTCACCACTAGGTAACATAGCTAACACCCCTGACCGTACTGCAACTGAGGTTTCAATTCGTAACGCTGAAAACTTAGAAGCGTTTGCGGCCATGGTTCCAAGATTGCAAAGCGAGTTCTTTACGCCAGTGATTGAGCGCAGCATGTGGATTATTAACAAAGTGTTGCCAGATACATTCGGGCGCATTGACCCAGAAATTAAAAGTAAAATGTTGTCACTTGATGGCGAGTTACTTGACTTGAGATATGAAACACCTCTGATGACTGAGCGCGGCAAAATAAAAATCACCACTTTGATGGACTTCTATCAGTCAGTCTCATCTATGATTGGGCCAGAGGGTGCAACCGCAGTGCTTGACGTGCCGAACGTTGTTATTAACGCAGCCGAAGATATGGGTATTGATTTAAAAAACATCAAGTCTAAAGATGAGCTCGACCAACTCATGGCAGCAGCAGGTCAAGCAGCCGACCAGGTAGCAGAGCAGCAAGGGGTAGACATAAATGAACAGTGAAGATGTAAGTTGGCATGATAAATTTGATGAACTTTGCTTTGCAGTGTTTTACAAAAACCCTCAGGGCAAAGAGTTGCTTGCTCACTTAGAAAAGAATTACTTTAGAAGCCCAGTAGCATACCCGAACAAAGAACCAAGTTGGGCGTACTTTAATGAAGGAAAGAATGAGCTCATACGTTCGTTCACCGTCGGTATTCAATCACACTTAAACGCAGGGAAAATTTAATGACTGACGAATCAACAGAAGTTGTGCCAGAAGTTGCACAGGAAGTTGCAGCAGATACAACACCAACAGAGACACAGCCTGCAACAGAGACACAACCCGTTGAACCCGTAGCTGATGCAACACCTGAACCTGTAACCGAAGAAGCTAAAGAAGAAGAAACGCCAGAATGGTTTATGAAAGACAAGTACAAATCAGTTGAGGAGCAAGCTAAATCCGCTTTCGAGCTGCAAAAAAAGATGGGGAAATACTGGGGTTCACCGTCCGACGACTACAGCCTGGAAGGCATAGAAGGTGTTGCAAAAGACGACCCTCTCTTAAGTAACCTTGTACCAGCTATCAAAGAGCTAGGGCTTTCACAGGAAGGTTTAAACCATCTTGCTAAGCAATACATGGACGCTAACACCGCTATGGTCAAGACGTTCGAGGAAGCTTTAAAGAAAGAGTTGACCGTGGACAATGCTCAGTCTTACCGCGACAGTCAAAAGTGGATGGGCGAAAACTTAACGGCTGAAGAAACACAGCTAGTTCAAAACAATTGGCTGATGACACCGGCAGACTTTAAGTTATTTAATAACTTGCGACTGATGGCAGCACCTAAAACAAATGTCCCTAGTGCTATGGGTTCAAGCGCAACTAAATTTGAATCATCCAAAGAAGTTGAGAACGATAAGATTACATATCGCAAAGAACTTAAAGAGAAAATACGTGTGGTTGATAGAAATCACGAGGACGATTTAGCCAGGCGTTTCCGTGAAGCTAGGACTCGAGAGACACGAAGTCTGTAAAAGATTTTCAATTGTAGTCATTAGTGTTATAATTGTAAGTAGTTTAAGCAGGCCCGAAATAAGCTGGACACCTTGCAATGCATCGCAAGCCTGGCCGATAGTTGGATACCCTGGTTGTAAACACACGTTTGTTTATTTAATCAGGGGACACACTATGTCATTGAATCTTAGTCAAATCGAAATCGAACAATTTTTAAGCGATGCTCACGCAGAATTCCAATCCGAAGGTTTCTTGCTTGAGAATACCGTACGCGTTAAGACCGGAACCAAGGGAACAAGCGTTCACTTCCCAGTTTTTGGCGATGGTATTGCTAATCAAAAAGCACCTCAAGATGATGTAACACCAATGAACATTTCTAACCGTGACGTAGTTGTTACGATTGAAGATTGGTATGCGCCAGAGTACGCCGACCGTTCATTCCAAAACAAAATTGCCGTTAATGCAGTCGAAGAATATACCAAGATGTGTTCTTGGGCCATTGGTCGACGGTCAGATCAAATCTTAATTGACGCAATCGAAGCAGCTACATATGCAACCACGCCTACAGATTTACAGGGTGCTCAGGTAGCTAATGGCGGCGGCACTGGATTTACGTTTGCTAAGTTTTTAGAAAGCCGGAAGTTCATGCGTCAACGTGCTTCTGCTCGTGGTAAAACAACTTTGTTAATCGACGCTGAAGCTGAAAGTGACTTGATGAATGAAGACAAGTTGACCAGCTCCGACTACGTTAACAACAAAGCTATCGCAGCTGATGGCTTAAACGGCATGACAATCATGGGCGTTGACTTCCTTGTTATTCCAGACATGAAAGAGAACGGCTTAACAGCTGGTCAAGCTTACATGTATAACGAGATGGCAGTTGGCTATGCATCTTCAGAACGTTTAGGTGGTGATATTTCTTGGGAAAACGTCAAGACATCTTACTTGATCAACATGTGGTTAGAAGCCGGTTCAGCCGTCATTGACCCACGCGGTTTAGTTGAGATTCTTTACACCGTTTAATAACCAAGGGGATTTATCATGGCTTTTGACAAAAATTATTTAGGTCGAGTAAACACTAGCGCTAACAACCAAGCTTTAAATGTTTGGTCGTACAACGCAACCGCTTCAGGCACGAACGAAACAGCGGCAACCGTTGCAGCAAGTGCTTACTTTAACTCGTTTCAACAAGTGCTAACCAGTGGTAGCGAAGTTGGCCCGTTGGTTGTTGGTGATGCTATCTACATTCATGGTAACGATACAAGTGCCATCTATGTAGTATCAAGCATTACGACTAACGTTACCGTTGCTTCATTAAGCGGTGAAAGTGCTCGCGTAGTTTATTCAGGAAAAGAAAGTGATGGTGGCGGTAGCGCTACAGTTGCTATCACAGTTACAGGAGCTCTTTCTACTGACTTAGTGTTTGCTCAAGTAGAAGCAAGCACCAATGCAGTTGAAGTTCAGAAAGTAACCCCGACAACCAATACTGTAACCGTGTTATTGTCTGGCGACCCTGGCGCTTCAACCGTAGTAACGTACCAAGTTCTAAGAGCAACAGCTTAAGTAATACCTTGAGCCGGTAACATTTTGTCACCGGCTCAAACTCCCAGGGGAAAACATGACTTTTTCACCGCCAACAACGACCATCGAAATTGTAAGCCAAGCGGCAGTAATTTGTGGCAAGCAAAGTTTTAACACGCTTACTAGTGGTGGTGCCTTTGCGCAAGATGGCGCGGCGTTACTGGACACACTTGTCTCGGCAGAGCTGGGTTCTAATCGATGGCGCTTCGCACAAGCCTCTCAACAAATGAGTGTTATTAATACCCTTACTCCTACGTTTGATGGCTGGGAATACTATTGGCAAATGCCAGCAGATGTTCTCATGTTCTTTTATGTGACACCTCAAGTTAACTATAGAGTTTTTGGTGATAGAGTCTTACTTAATACGAACCAAACAACACTTAATGCCGTATACTCAGAGAGCCTATCCGTTTCAAAATGGCCACCAGCTTTCAGCATGTACATGGTGTTTGAATTAGCATCCATGCTTGGTATGTCTGTTACCAACTCAGACAGAATGGTAGCTAGGATTGAAGCACAAAAAAATCTATGGCACTCAAGGGCTTTATTTGCTGACGGTCAAAATACACCAACAGAAAGCCTACGCTCACAGCCTTGGGTTAACGTACGATACCAATACCGAACTAGACGAGGTTAAGCTATGCCCATGCGAACAGCAAACAATAGCTTCAGCAACGGCGAGTTAGACCCTACACTGTACGCACGTGTTGATGTTGATGTGTATACCAAAGGAGCTAGAAAGCTTCGTAACATGATTGGGCTTTGGACTGGCGCAGCTCGTATAGCGGCTGGCGCTGTTTACGTTGATGTCATGGTAGATAGAGAAAACTCAGACGCAGTAATTTCTAACGCCGACTATGTTAATGGCGTTGATTTATTGTTTGATGCAGCGAACGATGTGGTCTACACAATAATTCTTAGGCAGTCTAACGCCGTATCCGCAATTGATATTTATTATAATGACGTACTGCAAGCAACAGTTACCGGTGCAGGTTACACAAACGCACAAATCAGCAATGTAAATTATGTTGTTGGCAACGATAGAATATTATTACTTCATGAGTCAGTTGCCATTAAACAATTAGTGCGGACATCTGCACATTCAGGCTGGACACTATCAACACTCCCTTGGTTTGGTACAGCAACAACTGGACCGTACATGCCTACGTTTGATTTCACAACGCTAGGTGGAACGCAGTACCGGCTGAGCACGTTTACGTTTACACCCAATGCAACGAGTGCAACAACTATCACAGCCAATGGTGCTATTTATACAGCCGGACACGTTGGTGGAATTTTTCGCGGGAACGGTGGCGTAGCTAGAATAACCGCAGTTAACTCAGGCGGTACAATTGCAACAGTAACAACAATCACAGCTTTTAATGCAACGTCTGCTATCTCGGGTTTGCTTTCATCGTTAAGTGAGCGAGTATGGGGCGACTCTACAGCAGGAACACCAGCAGGTTCAGATAGAGGATGGCCGACGCGAGGCACTTTCTTTATTAACCGTTTAATTTTGGGGCGCTCACCTGTTCTTAAGAATCTTGTGTGGTTTTCTGACGCAGGAATTTATGATAGCTTTGATGATTCAGAAGTTGATGCAATATCATCATTCAGTGCGTCATTTAATGGCCGTGGCGAGCAAGCGGTCGAGTCTATTATCGCTGATGATTCTATTATATTCGTAACATCTAATCGAGTCTTTGCGCAGAGCCCACTATTTGAAACAGCAATCACCGCGACTAACTTTTATTTCTCACCTCAGTGCCAGCAGCCAGCAAGTGAGATACCAGCGGTCGCATTAGACAATCAAATATTTTATCCGTCAGGGAATAAAACCCAGGTAACGCAGCTTGTATTTAATACCGGTGACGCACGTTACGTTGGGTATCCAGCGGGATTATTATCAAACCAATTATTCCAAACCATTACCTCTAACGGTACATGGGAGCCTGATAACATATCAGCTAAACTTTATCTGGCTACGCAAGCAGATGGAACAATGCTTATGTACAACACACTGCTTCAGCAAAAGATATCTGCATGGAGTCTTAGAACTACGCGCGGTAAGTACAAGCAGGTTATTGGTGATGGCAGAGAAGCCATGACAATTGTTGAGCGTCAAATAAATCTAGGCTTAACTACATTTGAAACGCCAATGGACTACGCTTACTCAAGCAATCCAGCTATGACCGCATTTTATAATGTTCAAGTTGACTTGGAATCAGGCTCAGGTTCAACAGTTACGCTACTTGAAAACCAAGATGACTACATTGTTTTTGGTAATGACGTTCCATTTACAGCAATTGATATTACGTTAGATACCGTGGCATCAAGCGATTGTGGTTTAGTCTTTGAGTACTTAGATATTAATGAATCATGGGAAACGTTTACGCCGACCGACAACACGACAGGGTTAACCGGAAGCGGTTCAATTACCTGGGCGTTTACTGACGTGTCAAACTGGGGCCCTGGAGATGTTAACTCCATTGAAGATAAGTTCTGGATACGTATTCAACGAACCACAGCAGCAGTAACAACCTCGCCTATCTTTGAGCAAGTCGAAGTTAACACAGGCATTAGATTATTTCTTGAGCGGTTAGACTTTAACTCGTACATGGATTCACAAACTAACACCTCATCTGATGCAAGCGGTGATGTGA